CAAAAAACTTCCTGCAAAATCATATTTTCTCATCGGCATTTAAACAGGTTTTGGAAGACTGGGTGCTTCAGGAAGAGATGGAATTATGGCTGAAAAACGCATTGCCAGCCTACAGAAAAGCGTGTGATAATCTGCCGCTGGAGTGGGCATGGGCAAACGAAGAGCGCGATCTGCCCGCCGCCTATAATTACAACTATACCGACGAAACCGTCCGCCGCATTGATAACGGAACACTTTGGAGCATCTCATGAACCAATATGCCATGCGTTTTGCCGTCATACGGTTTATGCCCTATGTCCAAACGCGCGAATTTGCCAACATCGGCATCATCATAACCCACCCCCAAAGCGGCTACTTCGACTTTAAAATCGAACATCGCTACAGCAGATTGAGCCGTTTTTTCCGTCACTTCGAGCCGCTCGTCTATAAAGCGGCAACCCATGCCTTTGCAGAAGAATTACAGCGGATTAGAAAACTGGCGGCACACTCCGCGCCTGATCAGATACGCGCCATGCTCGACCATCTGACCCGCCCGCGCGAAGCCCTGATTATGGCCACCCAACCGGGCGTAACCCTCGCCTCCGACAGGGAGCAGGAACTGAACCGCCTGTTTGATTATTTTGTCGCCCACAGCTTTGCCAAAAACCAACCCGAAGCAGAACTTACCCGCCAAATACAGGCAATGTTAAAGCCGCTTCAGACGGTATACCCCTTCAAAGAAAGCACAATCGGCGACCCGTCAGGCTTTCACGCCTCCATCCCCTTAGTGCAAAAGGCGGAAAACGGCGAAATACGGAAAATCATTAAGCCGATATATTTCGGACAAAAAGACCCTGCCGACATCTATCTCAAGTCGGATAAGTGGATTGCCAGCATAAAACGGTTGCGGCGCAGCGGATACATCGACCGCTCTGAAATATTGTTTGCCTACGAACCCCCGGAGCATCCAGACAAGGCACAACAAAAGGCATTGCTTGACGTATTGGGCGACCTGAAGGAACAGAGCATACAGCTTGCCGATAACCGAAACGACGGCAAAATCATCAGAAACTTTGCCTGCGGCTAACAGCCCTCAAGACCGCCCGCATAATGCGGGCTTTTTCACGCCGGCCGAACCTGAAACAACACAAAACCGACAAAGCCGCCCGTATGGGCGGTTTTTTTGCGCCATCAATCCGGCAAAACCATGCCGGTTATCAATAGCTCACGATTAGTAAAAATAAATTCTTTTTAAAATCAAAATATAGCAAAAAATATAGCATTTCTGTGTAGCTTTGCTATTTACTATTTGTTTAGCTTTGCTATAATACACCCATCGAAACAAAACAGACGGCTAAACAAAGCCTGATACGGTTTCAACGGTCTTTAAAAATCAGGAAACGCAGTAACCGCCCTTCAGGTAGGCGAGAGCCGACAGAAAGACATGGTAAAGCATGGGGGAAGTCGAACAAACGGTTACAGGCAGGCGGGCAGCCGAAAAGACAATAACCCGCAGCGCAAACAGAGCCGCTTTGAAAGACAGGCGGCTTAATCAAGGGCTTGGGCGAGCTACCGCCAACGCGGAGGCACAAACCGGCTACACACGGCAGGGCAACGGCGCGCGGAAACGGAAAGCCCCGACCCCTTGATTAAGACAACAGCGCGAGGAAACGCAAGATGCTTTATTTAGGCAAACACATCAACAACAAAGCCCAGTGGGTAAAGGGCGAATTTGACGATAAGGTCAAAGCAGGTTTTTCAGCTTCCCAGCTTTTCAGAGACACCATTGAAACGATTGGATTTGTCGGCGGGAAACTGGGGGCGGCGACAGAAAAAGCCATGTTCTATTACTTCCCCGACGGCACGAAACTGAAAATCACATCGTCCCCGTCAATATCATGCGAGGTCATCGAATGATTTGCGAACCGATTACATCCGATTGGGGAATGGCAGGCGAAGACGCAGCCTACACGAGAGCGCAGGCAATCAGCGAGGCGAAGCAAGAAGCGTTTGCCGCGCTGGAAGACGAAATCGAATATCTCGTTATGAAAACAGCGTTTGAGTACCGCGAATCCCTCAAGCAATGCCAAGACGAAACCCCACGCCAGTGGGAATACAGAATGAGCCTGCGAGATGGAGCAGCGTGGATTAGCGATGAAATGATGGAAGTGATGGAGGAAGCCATAGAGGACGACCATTACTACACACGAATCGAAAATCTCGATTTTTACGCAGACCGATTTATCGAGCAGGAAAAGATTAACGCCGCCTAAAGCGGCAAAGAATACCCATGAAGTGGAATAGAGTAGGCAGACCGTAAGTCGTGAGTGGGAATGTCGGCGGGGGTTTTTATTGAAATGTTTTCCCACCGCCTCAAACCGCGACAATGCGCGGGCAGCGACTCCTTAAGCAGCCGCGGCGCAGGTTGAACGAAGAAGCAGCCAAGCCCGCCGATTGTTGAGATAAGCAGCAGTCAGCGGGCAATCCCAAACATCATGAATCAGCGAGGAAACAACTATGAAATACACAGCAATCATCATCGCTTCGGCGGCAGTAGCTTTTTGCGTGCAGGCATACGCGAAAGCGCAGGCATACGCAGACTACACTACGGACGCCGCCTTTATCGACGTGGACGCCTTAGACCCTTACGAGGGTATCCGCGAAGACATCGCCAAACAAGCGATGCGCGAAGCAGAAGAAGCAACGCGCCAGCAGGCGGACGAAATCGAGAAACTTTATCAATCTTTACCGCCGCTGGAAAAAGTGCGCGGCGACGCGGAGGCGGCAAAATGAACCATAAACCATACGGACTGGCTGGCAGCCTGTCGGCAAAAGTAAAAGGTTTTATGGGCTTACCGCGCAGCCCTAACGTAGTCATGCGAAAAGTCAAAGGCGGCTATCAGGTCGGAATCATGCCCGACGGCTACAACAAGGTTACGTTCCGACCCGATAAGGCAAAACGTGCGGCGTTGCAAGACGTTCAGGTTTTTAAAACCGAAAAGGCGACGCGTAAGCACATGGATAAGCTGCTGGAAGGGGCGTAAAGGAGGGGCGAGTTATGAGGATTCGTTGTTCTTCCATCGCCGACATCATCGGCAAACCAAAAGCCAAAGGCGAGACCATCACGGAGACCGCCAAATCAAAACTGATTGAGATGGCGAAGCGTGAACTGTTCGGCTTTGAATCTTTCGACGGCAACGCCTATACCGAAAAGGGCGACCTGATGGAAGAGACCGCCATCAAATACAGCGGCTTGGTTCGGGGCAAAGAGTACCGAAAAAACATCGAGCGGCGCGTCAATGACTGGCTGACGGGCGAATGTGACGTTTTCGATTCAGACGACCGCCTGATTGTTGATACCAAGTGTTCATGGGACATCGGAACGCATCCGTTCTTCCGGGACGAAGCCGAAAAGAAAGCAGTCAAAGCGGGTTACGACTGGCAGATGCAAGGCTATATGTGGCTGTTTGATTGCGACCGCGCCGACATCGACTTTTGGTTATTGCCCACGCCCGAAGAGCTTTTAAAACCGTGGGAAGACCGCGAGAAATACATCGACCTTGTGGAAGCCATCCCGATTGAGAAGCGCATAACGACCGTAACCGTCATGCGTGATGACGAAAAAATCGAACTAATCAAAGAGCGCGTAGCAGCCTGTCAAGCCTATTACGAAACGCTTTTGAATCAATACAGATAAGGAATTTAAAAATGAGTATCGCCCAAAACCAAGCAGTAGCACTTGCAAAACAATTCAACATTCAAGGCGACCCGCAAGAGCTTGTGCAAACGCTTAAAGCAACCGCCTTTAAAGGTAATGCGACAGACGCGCAATTTAACGCCCTGATGATTGTATCAACCCAATACGGATTGAACCCGTTTACCAAAGAGATTTACGCATTCCCCGATAAACAAAACGGCATTGTCCCCGTGGTTGGCGTGGATGGTTGGTCGCGTATTATCAACAACCACCCGCAATTTGATGGCATGGAGTTCAAATACTCCGAAGAAACTACCACCCTTGCCGGAAGTAACACAAAAGCCCATGAATGGGTAGAGTGTGTCATTTACCGAAAAGACCGCAGTCACCCCATTGTCGCTCGAGAATATTTAGATGAAGTGTACCGCCCGCCGTTTAAAGGGAAGTTCGGCGAAGTAAACGGCCCATGGCAGAGTCACACCAAACGAATGCACCGCCATAAAGCCATGATTCAAACCGCGCGTTTGGCGTTTGGTTTTGTCGGAATCTACGACGAAGACGAGGCGCAGCGTATCCAAGCACCTGAAACACCCAAAGAAGTAAAAGCAGACCATGAGTTAGACAGTCTGATTGCTGATGGCGAGGCGGCAGCAAACAAGGGTATCGAGGAATACAAAAAATGGTTTTCCGACATTGGCGCGGCAGATCGTCTGAAATTGGGCAGCGAGAATCACGAACGATTTAAGCAAATTGCCGAAAACACCATTACCGCCGATTCCGTTGATACCGCCAAACCCACACCGTCAGAAGAGCTGTTCATCGCATTGGTGGAGGCAATATCAACAGGTGTGAAAGATGTTGCCGAAGTTTTGGAAGAATACAACCTGACCGACGAGCAAAAGGCAGAAATCAACGCCCTGTAAGGATCCGTCATGTTCGCAGTGTTTGGTAAAAGCCGTCCCGAAGAAGAGAAACGGCGGCGGCTTGTTTACAACAAAGACGATTGCAAGTGGTACGAGGACACGCGCAAATGGAAGCGGTTAAGCAACGCCCGCTACCAAATCAGCCCTGAATATTCGTCTATCGAGACCGCCGAAGAGTTTATCAGGCTGTCGGCGGGTAATCCTGACATCCACATCGTAGGAATCAGACAGGCGCAGGAAGTAAACGGAAAGACCGTTTGGAAGCCTGTCAAAACAGTTTTAAAAGGAAGCAAAAATGCTGAATAAAGTAATCCTGATTGGACGCTTAGGCAAAGACCCTGAATAAGAGGAAAGATTATGCAAGAAACAAAAGAATGCAGATGCTGTGGTAGGGAGTTTTTTAAAAGGAAAAGAGACTCTCAAAAACAATGGGAAGAAAGAAATTTTTGCAGTATCAGTTGTAAAAATAAATCCGTAGAGCCAACACCAATTCACATTAGATTTTGGAGTTTTGTTGATAAAAAACGTGATAATGATTGTTGGCTTTGGCTTGGGAGTAAGGATGAGAAAGGTTATGGACGTTTAGCTACACAGCAGGGTAAATCAGGAATTAAGGCGCACCGTTTATCTTATGAACTTAGGAATGGAGCTATTCCTAAAGGAATGTTTGTATGTCATAAATGCGATAACCCTTCCTGTGTAAATCCATCTCATCTTTTTATTGGTACTCAAAAAGACAATATGCAGGATTGTTCTATGAAAAACAGAATTAATCCTAAATCATTTAAAAATTTAATAGCAGGAAAGCGCGGCTATCTAGGTGCTGCAATTGAAAGGAATAAAGTATGAGCTTAAATAAAGTTATCCTAATTGGTAGGCTTGGTCAAGAACCAACTATACGCCATATGCCGAATGGCGAAGCTGTCTGTAATTTCAGCGTCGCAACAACGGAAAGCTGGAAAGACCAAAGCGGTCAGCGTCAAGAAAAAACAGAGTGGCATAACATCACAATGTATCGCCGCCTTGCCGAAATCGCTGGGCAATACCTGAAAAAAGGCAGCCAAGTGTATTTGGAGGGCAAAATCCAAAGCCGTAAATATCAAGGCAAAGACGGCATCGAACGCACGGCATACGACATCATCGTGAACGAAATGAAAATGCTGGGCGGTGGTAATGACAGCGGACAGCAATCCGCCCAGTACACACCGCCTGAACAACCGCGCCGACAAGCACCGGCAACACCCGCCGCGCCTGTTGAAGACATTGACGACGACGTCCCTTTTTGAGTTAAGGAGTAAAAATGACTGAATATGTTTTCAAAATTTCTACCAATGATGTAGGCGTTGTTTTTGAAACACCTGATATTAACCCAGCACATGAAGATAATGTAAGAGAAGGAATTGCTTACTTATCGGCGACATTAGTATCAATTTTTATTAACGATGTTTCAAAACATATCAAAGAAAATCAAAAAGATTTTATTTTTACTGCTCAAACCATGATTGATAACTCAGCCATCCTAAAAATGGAGGAACAAAAAAATGACGCAACAATTTAAATTCGGCGACCGCGTGAAGCGGAAATCAGACGGCGCGGTTGGTGTTGTAGTTGACACGAAGTTTCAATCCATTTGGGTTGTTTTTGAGGGTAGCGTGGTATCTGATTTTTATGATGATGACGAGTTTGAAATCATCCCGCACCCCGACACCGTCCGCCTTGATTGGCTAGTGAAAAATGATTGCGCGTTGACTGAAAAGCTTTGTGATGAAGATGGCGATATACACCCTACACCAAATGCCGTTATTCAGAAGCAAGAAGACCATTTCGAGGTATTGGCGGCTACAAGTAACAACATCCGAGAGGCAATAGATGTTGCTATGGCATACATCGACAGCAAACGATAACAACCCCACAGGCAGGCAGCCAAACGCCCGAGCCGTTGAGAGGACGGCAAAGCGAGGAAATCATGCAAACAGCAAGTCAAATGATGGCCGCCAAGCGCGCGGCAAAGAAAGAATCAGCCGTCAAAAAATACGCCCGCGAGAATATCGGCAACAAACGAGCCGACCGTAACAAGCTGTCGGCCATCGCAACAGCCCATGTGATGAACAAGATGGCAATGCAGAAAGGCGAACCGCAAAACCTTGACGCGCAACTGACCGAAAACATCAAAAACCTGATGCACTATGAAGTGCTGGTTTACGGTTATGACCGAATCAGCGTAACCGTGTTTGAAAAACTTATCCGCGCAATGCGTGTCGTCGCCTGTATCTACGCCGACAGCGAGTTAAGCAAGACGACCAACCAAGCACAGGCGGCAATCGAGAGCCTACGCAGTAAAGATTCAGACGACCTATCGCCAAACCAACGGCGCGAAGTCCTGAAGCCTGTGTTGAAACTGATTCAGTATTGCGAAGCATACGACGCGGTCGTGCCTGAAAAGACCATCGACAAGGTCGGTTTATATTGCGCGAGCGTGCAAATCGCCCTATACACCGCCAGCCTGTACGACCGCCCGAAACGCTATATCCAAGCCCTGTTCGACATCATCAACGGCAAATCGATACGCGCCATCGCAAAAGACATCGGCGAAAAAGAAAACGTGTTGCGCGAAGAGGTATTAAACGCGGCATGGCATTTTTACCGCATTGCCGAGTGTAACAACACAATCGAACCGGCAAACACAATTCCCGAACTTCGCCATGATGACTATAAGACGCTTGGCAGCTTCGACCGATTGTCTGATTTTGTGCGTGTCGCAATGGCAAAAATCCTGATTCCGTTCGAGGAAAACACGGGTATCAGCCTGATTAATTACAACCAATTCCGCAAGGATTTGATTCGGGCAGAAATTATATGAGACGTCTAACCTATGCGAGCGTTTGCAGCGGAATCGAGGCAGTGTCTGTTGCATGGCAAGATTTAGATTTGAAGCCGTTATGGCTCTCGGAAATCGAACCTTTCCCGTGCGCCGTCTTGGCACATCACTACCCAAACATTCCGAATTATGGCGACATGACGACGTTACCGGATCGGATTTTGTCAGGCGAAATTGAGGCCCCGGACATATTGGTCGGTGGTACGCCGTGCCAGGCTTTTTCGGTTGCCGGTTTAAGAAACAGCCTAAATGACGAACGCGGAAATCTGACGCTTGTTTTTGTAAGGATTTTAAATGCAATTAACACTATTCGACGACGCCACGGACTACCGGACGCAGTCGTCCTATGGGAAAACGTCCCCGGCGTCTTATCAACACGAGACAACGCCTTCGGATGTTTTTTGGCAGCTTTGCTTGGCGAATCCAAAGAGCTTGTCCCAACAAGGGGCAAATGGACGGGTGCAGGTATTGTGCGTTCCGACCAGCGTGAAATCGCATGGCGAATCTTGGATGCCCAATATTTCGGAGTCCCCCAACGCCGCCGAAGAGTGTTTCTTGCGGCAGGTAGTCGAAACAGACGTATCGCCGAAATACTATTTGAGCAGCCGGGCGAAAGCAGGAATTTTGAACAGGGCAGAAAAAAGGAGGAAGAAACTACCGCCTTTATTGAAAGCAGCTTTGGAACATATCGAGAATCCGATTTAGGAGGCACAGTAAAAAGAACAGGAGGGGCTTTATCAGGAGGGAGCGAAACACTTATTGTCAATATTGGAGCGACATTAAGTACAGGATTCGGCGGCCGCGGGGTTGATTCAGACCAAATCTGTAATGGAAATTGCGTTATCAATTTTCCAAAAGTACGAAAACTAACTCCAATTGAATGCGAAAGGTTGCAAGGTTTCCCTGATAACTACACCCTGATTCCGTGGCGAAACAAGCCAGCCGAACAATGCCCGGACGCGCCGCGATACATGGCAATCGGCAACAGTATGGCAGTTCCGGTTATGCGATGGATTGGAGAAAGGGTGTGCAAGGCATGAAAGAAATCGTCGTCGCAATCCTGATCGCCGCCGTCATCATCGCGGTGGAAGTATCAGGAATCCCGAAAGGGGCGATACAGATAAACGAATATCAGAAAGGACAGATGAAATGAAAATCCTTGACCCGTGCTGCGGTGGACGGATGATGTATTTCGACAAAGAAGACCAACGTGTCCTGTTTGGCGACATTAGGCAAGAGGAACATTTTTTAAAAGATAGGGAAAAAATGCGATACCTCGAAGTCAAGCCAGATATAAAAATGGACTTCACAAATATTCCATTCCCTGAAAAGAGCTTCCGCCTTGTTGTTTTCGACCCTCCGCATCTAATGCGCGCTGGGAAAAATTCATGGTTGGCCAAGAAATACGGGAAACTTGGCGAAGATTGGAGGGAAGACCTTAAAAAGGGGTTTGCCGAATGTTTCCGAGTGTTGGAGGATGGCGGAATATTAATTTTTAAATGGAACGAAAATCAAATATCAGTAAAAGAAATACTATCTTTGACTGAAGAAAAACCAATTTTTGGGCATGTAACGAGAAAACACAAGGCAACCCAAACAGGCACACATTGGATTACATTTATGAAAGGATTTTAAAGATGAACGAATGGAAGAAAGTATCTGAAGAGTTGCCGCCGTTAGATACGCCCGTATGGGCTGGCTGGTTTGAATATGATTACAGTTTTACAAGCGGGCTGTTTGTTTTCGCGGATGACGGTATTGATATTCTTTGGTGCCGTTGTGATGAATCAATATCTTATAACGATTTTGGGGAATGGTTGAGCGACGACCATTATCCCGTCAGTCATTGGATGCACTTACCGGAGCAACCTGAGCCACCCGAACTACCAACCGCCTGAAGAGTAAGGACAGCACAATGACAATTTCGCACGAGTTGCACCAACTATCAGCAGCGATAGATTATCTCAACAGAAAACGGGGCGAGCTTTTAGACGACCTGAAAGATAACCCCGAAAAACACGGCTGCCCGTACAAAATCGGGCAGGAATTTAAGACGCAGGACGGCGCGGTTTACAAGGTCGAGGCAATCAACGTCTTGACCTATCCAAGCGCGGAGGGGTTATGCGCCTACTACCAAGCGCAGGCGGTAAACCAAAACAAACCGCACGACCGCAAAGAATACACCGTACAAATAGGAGCTTAAAAATGAATATTGAAAAAGTGATTGATTGGTTCAAAGCGGCAAAGCCAGAACCAACCAGTAAAGACGTACTGGTTCAGTTCGGTTGCCATTTCGAAGAAATTAAGGAAATGTGCAATGCCATGAACCTGCATTGTGATGATGTTGCATTGCAGGAATTGAGATTTAAGAGTGCTTGCGCCCCGTACCTTAAAGGCGTTGAGAGCATAGACGAAAAACAGGCGGTGGAAATTTTGGATTCCCTTTGCGACCAAATCGTAACAGCAATCGGCGTGGGCTATATGATGGGCTTTGACATGGTTGGCGCGCTGAAAGAAGTCAACTTGTCAAACTGGAGCAAGTTTGACGAAAACGGCAATCCAATCTTTAACGAGAACGGGAAAATCGTAAAAGGCGAAAATTACTTTAAGCCCGATTTGGTGAAGTTTGTACGGAGCGACAATGCGCCGGCGGCTGAATAACTACCAATCCGACAGGCGGCTGAAATACCGCCTGATGAAAATTCGAAAGGGAAGAAGATGAAAATTAACTTTGAAAATAAAGTTTTTATCAAAACAATAGATAATATTTTTATAATACTGTTATTGCCACCATTAGCTGTATTAGTATTATTATCTTTTTCAGCTTTTTTATTATTGATTTCGGCGCGTATTTTTTTCTTTCTTGCGCTTCTGTCTTTATCCCCTATTTTTTTGATTATAAAGAAAATTCCAAATGGCGAATGGGACCCAGTAAGCCCTTTTGAATATGCAAAATCGACAATCAAACACGCCAATAGTTTTTTTCTTGATATTTTAGATTTTTGCTTATATTGCAAACGTTAAAAGGATTTTTGAATGTACCTAACATCACAAGAATGTGCCGACCTGCTACACGTCAAACGCGCGACATTCGTAAATCAAACCTGCAAGCAGGCAGGATTTCCCAAGCCTTTTGTTATTTCGCCCAGAAAGTTTCTTTGGCCGAAAGCAGAAGTACACGAATTTATCCGCCGCCGCCGTCAGAAATAGAGAAACCGCCGTAACAGGCGGTTTTTTTCAATCCAGCAAATCGGCAAGCTCCCCGACATCAGGGTTATAGTACACATTAAGCAGGATTCTCAAGTCCTTATGGCCGCTGATTTTGGCAAGTTGCATAGGCTCAACCCTCGCCGCCATGCGTGTCAGTGCCTTGTGTCGCGTATCGTGAAAGTGGAAGCCCTCAGCCCCATCAACCTTTGCCCTTGCACGTCTGAACATCACGTCAAGCGTGTGGGAACTGACATCAAACACAGAACCGCTTTCCGAGCGTGGCAGCCTATCCAGTATCGCCATAGCCTTTTTAGACAGTGGCACGTCCCTACTGCTACCGTTTTTTGTCATTGGCAAATGCACCACGCGCCGGGCTAAATGCACATCACGCCAAAGCATGTTACAGATTTCCCCGGCACGCATTGCCGTCTCAATCGCAAACAAGACAGCCAAGCCGATACGCTGTTTTACCGTGATTATCGGCACGCCGTCAGCTACACCAAGCTCACGCACGACGGCCAAGACAATATCATCAGGCGGTATGTAGTTTCGCGCCCTGCCTTTGCCTGGCCGTCTGATTTGCAATAGCGGATTTGACGGCAACAAGCCCCATTCCTTGACCGCCATTTGACAGACGGCGGACAGCGTTTCAAGTTCGCGCCTGACGGTGGCTTCTTGGACTTCTTTTTTGCGACTGTCGCGCCATTGGGCAAAATGATGTGGGCGCAGGTCGCTGACTTTTATATCTGCCAAATCGGATCGTAACGCACGATTCAGACGGTATGTTTCTGCCCTATTGCCTCGCTTCGTGGGCGTGATTTCATCGCGGTATCGTGTCAGCAAATCGGCAAAATATAGACTTTTAGGCGCATTACCCTGAACGCCGTCTAAAATTGCCGCCTCAGTCCGCGCCGCCCATGCGACGGCATCGGATTTTAAAGTAAATGTTTCAGACTTGGTAACACCTTTCAGACGGACTTTCACGCGATATTTTCCGTTGCGCTTTTCGATGGTTGCCATTAGCATCAATTTGGGACAATTTAGGGACAAGGCATTATATGCCATAACAAACCATAATCGATTCTAAACAACTATGATTCGTTTATATCATACTGTTTTATTTATAAAATATATTTAAATCGACACTAATAAACCATAATCAATTATCTGTTTAATCGCACTCCGTCCGCACCA